TTTGTTGCGGTCGTAAAATTCTGAGCATTAAGAGCAGCGTAACCCACAGCAACTGAGCGACTTCCTTTAGTATCTGTGGTTAAAGCAGCATGTCCTATTGCTACATTGTAATCTGCATCAGTAAAACTGTTACCAGAAAGACTGCCTATTAAGGTATTTTGAATCCCAGTTGTGGTACTACCACCCGAGCCATAACCCATAGCGACGTTGTAGCTATTAGTTGCAGTAGTGTAGTTTTGAGTGGCAAGGCTGCTATAACCGACAGCGGTTGATCTTGATCCCAAAGTATCAGTGCCTAGAGCGGACATGCCCACGGCTACGTTGTAATCAGCGTCAGTAAGCGCATCACCAGCAAGACCGCCCACGATAGTGTTGTAAGCCCCCGTGGTGATATCGTTACCTGCAAGAGATCCTATAGCGACGTTATATGCTTCCGCACCTGCATTTTGATTTTCAAGAGCTTGGCGACCAATAGCGATATTACTGCCATGCTCATCTTCTGTACTAAGAGCTAGATAGCCCAAAGCCACATTTTGGCCGCCTGTTGTTAAGGCATCTCCTGCGCCAAATCCGATGGCTACGTTGTTATCACCCGTAGTCAAAGCCGTACCCGCTTCATCGCCCACAACCACGTTATAGTTGCCGCCAGAGGTAATGCTGTTGCCTGCGTTGACACCTACACGGACGTTGGATGTGCCCGCTGTTGATGAAATTAAATCGCCTGAATAAGTAATAGAGTTATTGAAAGTAGCTGCACCTGCATCCGACATATCAAGCGTAAGGGCTGTAATACCTGAACCACCGTCATTACCGTTAAACTTTATGTCTGCATCAGAAACAGTGCTTTTTAGAATAAAAGTGCTACTTCCATCATCCATGACAATAGAACCTATTTCAGTCCCACCATCTCTAAACCTTACATCACCGCCATCTGCATCAAGGATAATGTCACCGGCAACATCAAGAGTCAGATCACCTGATGACAGATCAATCTCTGTGCCGTCTATAGTAATGTTGTCTACCACAACGCCAGCATTAGCCGTTAAAACACCAGTTACTCCTAGTGTCTCGCCTATAGTGGCTAAACCAGAAACTGTAAGATCATCTCCAACTGTCAGATCGTCATCGATAAACAGATCAGGAACTGACAAATCTTGGAACGCATCAATCATCGCTGCGCCAGATCCTGCGCCATCGCTGTAGATGGCCTTGGTCTGACCATTGGCAATAGTAACTGTAGATCCAGTCCCTTGCTTAATGATGATACTTTGTGACCCGCTTGTTCCATTCTCTATAAACCAGAGCTTAGAAACGGTATCTGGGCCAATAGTTATGGTACAGGTGCTATCAAGAGTACCAGTATATTTAAGAAATAAAGACCGGCCCGGATCAGTTGCACCATCATCAATAGTTGTTGTGTGCGTATCTGCGTTGGTAGTAATTGCCTCAGTACCATACGAAAACGCTTCAGCTATCAATTCAAGGTTAGTATTTGTGCTAGTACCCCACGTTCCCGCCTCATCACCTGTAGTAATCTCTTTAAGGCGTAAATCATTTACATACGTTGCCATCTATGTTCTCCGGCGCTTGGGCTTAGACTTTTCCATCAAAGCAACATGCTTCTTTAAGGTTTCCGCTTGCTTCTTGTGCGTTTTAGACGCTTTCTCTAAAGCCTTAATAACACTCTTAACTCTCTTTACCATTAGGCTATTTCTTCCCAATCTGGTGTTTGACTATCTGTAATAGCGGTCCAACTGGGCGTTTGACTGTCTGTGATAACAGACCAACTTGGTGTTTGGCTGTCAGAAACAGATGCCCAGTTAGGCGTTTGACTATCTGTAATAGCAGACCAGTTTGGTATTTGAGTTGTATCAATAACCTGCCAAACATTAACCGTGCCGACAAAACTTTCTGCAGATAGCCCCGTTGGTGAAACGACCGCCGCACCAGCAACCGTGACCGATCCAACCGATCCCGTACTTGAGACACCTGTGACCGGAACATCAGCTTGAGCCGAAACGGTAACAGACCCCACCGCGCCCGTACCTTCAACACCTGTAACCGCAACATCTGCGTTAGCCGCAACCGTGACAGATCCGACAGCACTCGATCCTGATACGCCCGTAACCGAAAACGATACGCCCGTACCTTCGATAATTGAGACAGAGCCAACTGATCCAGTGCCTGAGACACCCGTAACCGATACGTTTGCATCCGCATTGACAGTAACAGACCCAACCGCGCTAGTGCCCGATACGCCTGTGACATCAACAGGGTCAGGTTGGCCCCACGGGCTTTCGCCCCAAGTGCCTCTACCCCAACCATTAACAATAGCCATATTTTATGCAATGCGAATAATTGCATTAGACGCATCTGCAGTAGGAAACTGAATCGTGAAGTCGCCAGCGGTAGAAGTCTTATCTCCGCCAAACGCAAGGATACAAACCGCTGGATCACCAGAAGCAGAGTCATTAAAGATCATTGCACCATTTGCAGTAATAGTGCTTGAGCTAAATGTTAAGTTTGCAAAATCTGTAAAAGCTGTCGTGCTTGAAGTAGTTGGATCAACACGAGTTAAAGCTGCACCTTTAGCGGTATACCCTGTCCCTGACACCTCATTAGACGTTGTGTACGCTGTTGTGCTTGCCCCAAGAGAAGCAGAGCTTGTGTATAAGGCAAGATTAAACGTACTGCCGCCAGTGTTTTTAAAGTTATGAACAGCCTCTAAAAGCTCCTGCTTAAAACTTGTACATATTGCCTGACTGATAGCCATTATAATCTCCTGATTATCTCTGCCATATCATTGTGACCCTGCTTATCTAGCGTAGCACTAAGCGTTGTTTTGTCACTTTTTATGGCCTCTTTCATGTAGTGCAAAATAGTAGCATAAACAGACTGTTTAAACGCTTCAGCTTGCTCTGCAATAACTGGATGACAGTTACTACTAACATTCACAATCTTATTTGTAGCAGCCTCTGCCCAAAACTCAGCATCATGTCCTTTATGCTCTGTAGTAGAGACAACAAAAGAACCAACACTTAGGTTAATGTTTCCGCTCATCTGGTTGTTGGCAATGCTTGTTGGCCGGTTCTATAAGCATCAGTCCTGCTGTAACCATCACCTTCTAGCTTTAATTGCCCTAATGCAGTTTCAAATTGATTGGTGTATAGCTGGATAACGTCAGGCTCACCCTTCATAAAAATATATGCTTGCATTAAAGAGCCATACAAAAGCGCATTATCTGCATTTGTTCCAAGCCAGCTTGTACCGCTTGATGCTGCTGTAATTGACTCTGGCTCATAAAAATAATGAAGCTCTGCGCTAAAATTAGCATTCGGAGTGGGGCCAACGATAAAAGTGCCTTCATCGAAAATAGCATAATATTTTGGAACAGATGTCGTTGAGGCTACTGGGTATAGCTCACGTATAAAGTTAACGTCCTTGAATATCAAAAACTCATAACCTGAGTTATCTATAGCCAACGAGTAAGGAAACAAAAAGTCTGTTGGCACTGACAAATATTGGTTTCCAGAGGTCAGTGTCCCTGTAACATTCTTTCTAAAGTCAGGTAACTGAATAGTCCTGAGTATAATTTTTTCGGCAGTTTGTACGAAAACACTGATGTTATTTGAAAATGTTGTTTCATCATTTTCAGTGTAATCTTTAATAGCTTGAGTCAGTGTTGTGTATGTCCAAGCCATTAGCTTACTACCACCGTAACTTGGCCCAGCTCGCTTGTAATATCCAAGCCAACCGTCCTAGAACCTAACTGCGTAATTCCGCCACCCACAGGATCAAACGCACTTAGTATCCTACTATTAGTAAGTGCGGTATCTGGTCTTGGGTTTCTTAACGCCTGTGGATCTGACATATTCATTCTGCCCAGCTCATACTGGGGATTGTCCTTATCTAAGACATCAAACCCAACCCGGAAGCCTGTATCTCTGCCATCCCTAATTAAAGGTACAAGATCCTTTAGGTCATACCTAAATCCCGTGACATCACAAAAACCAAACGCATATTTGCCTTTAGCATAAATACTCAATATCTATAGCCTCCCGGCACGAAGAACAAAGACTCTTTGCCTCTATCTGCATCTACTGCTTGCTGCCATTGCTCATCATACAAAGACTTCAAAAGTTGAATTCTATTTTGTAGTTCTGGTTTTTTAAGGCTTATGTGGTAAGCAAGCCCCGCTACCAAGCATGGCAAAAACCTTGACGGTACTTCTGGATTTGCCGCACCTGTTGCCCCAGCATCCGCTATTCGCTCAATGTAATAATACTCAAGCGAGTAAGATTCATTTGAATCAGGCACAGGCCAAAGATTTACCGAAGAAACAGTGTCTGACTTTTCCAGCCAAAACTGTAATGGCTTTGACTCGGTAAGTTTATTTGTGAGGTGTGAATACTGCTTAACAGAAATCCTTGTTAAGTTTTGATCCACTTGACGGGAAACATTGCCGCTATTGGTTCGGATAAATGCCTCAACAATATCAAGAACCTTTGCATCTAAAGAGTAACGCGAAGTCCCTGCAGTCAGGGACTGTGATGCGTTCTTAATTGTCCACAAATTTAATCCACGATTTTGCCATTCAAGAAACATTAAATTCATGCTTCTTCTGGCCGTGCGATAGTCGTAGCCGGTTTTTAGCTCTGAACCCGCTCGCTCAAAAGCCTCTTCTACAGCATCGCCTAAATCAAGATCAAACGTGTACGTTGACATTGTTTATGACTTTCCACCACGCTTCATTCCGGTTGGGCGCTTTTTGCTACCACCACGCATTCCTCTAGGCTTTTTCATTACGCCAGCTTTTTTCATGCTGCCGCCGCCCATCATTTTCTTTGGCTTTTTCTTAACGCCGCGCTTTTTCATTTTATCTCTCATCACAAATACCTTTCAGTTGGTTATAAAATGACTCTCTTAGCTGAAATACATGCGGTGGTTGTGCATCACTAAATACCACCTTGTAATAATCTGTTTTCTTTAAGCCTTGAACAGCCTGATGCAAATCCTCTAAACGCTGTATGTAATACATTGCATATGAAATATCGTTTAACTGCTCAAATTCGTCAGTGTCGAATGATTCATTTTGGTCATCATCTGGATGAGAACCCATAATCCAAAGATCTTTATCGTTAAAAACACCATCACTAATTGCATAATTCAGTGCTTCTACATGATCATGAAC